GTAATACACAGATTAAAAACTGAGAGGTGAATGATGAGCGCATTTGGTTTTGACCCAAAAGATGCAGTAGTAGAAGCAATATTAGACTTAGCGAGAGAAGAAAAATTGCGCGGTAAGTCTCTAAGAGAGGCTGTCGAATCAATCATGGAGGCTACTACATACGGAATACATTCTGTGCTGTATGAATTAGATGCCAAGAAAGGCGAATGAAATGGATATTAAGAAATTAGCAGATAGTATTTTTATACCAGAGCTTTCTCCTACATTGTCACAACTAGAACTCTTCGCCCAAAAAATCATAGATGCTCGTGATGCCGAATGGATGTCAGAAATTTATCGTTGGATGAAATTGAGCAGAGCTATGCAAAACCTTCCCCACTATTCACCCAGCCAAAGGAAGTGAAATGACCGACTTCACCGAACTAAAAGACCACATAAACAAAGTCTGGGAGGATACCTACCCTGGTGCAGTACCAGCGGATTCAATCCTAGCTTTGAAGTGTCGAATAACTAACCTCGCTGAAGATCGTAATTGCTGGGTGTTTAATACAAAAGTTTTGAATAATAAATTAATCGCCTTGGAGGGCAAATGAAAAAAATGGTAGCCTTAAGAACCTTTATACACTCGCGTAAAGGTAAGTCGTTCATGCTAACTGACATCAACATTAAAGGCCGTGCAAGACTCCTCATGACTCTCATCGCACGAGGGGAGGTTGCCATAATAGAACGTCTCACCCACTACGTTGGAGCACGTCGAACAGAGGTATTCATCGCAACAACCGGGATGCAGCCACCCGATGTAAAGTTTATTAAGCGCACAGCGGCACCAGCAAAACCAAAGCCGCCAAAGAAACCTCCGTCGATACAATCCACGGTACGCAGCCGCATCAGGGAGGCGCTCGAACTAATGCCAGATAATACCGAGTTCACTTATGAATACTTCATAGACGTATCACCAACCAAAACAGCGGTATTAAGTGGGCTGCAAGACTTGTGCCGATTGCATCAGATACATGTAGTACGTAAGCAAAAGCCACGTCCAGGAGTAAACCTGAATGTGTATCGCAAAGGCCCACCACCAGACGCCGGGGTTATAGTGCCGAGGTACGACACCTCACGCACACCGTTCACAGACTGTGATCTGTCAGGTTGGAAAGACGTAGCCCCGTGGATGTTTGCACCAGTGAACTTGCCAAAGGGCAAGACAATAACACACAGAATGGAGTTAAAATGAACGAGACCTATTACCGTAACCTTACCAACGAAGAACTTATCTCGCATCAGAACCAGCATGGGACTACGCTGCTGGAACATTATCTGGCCAAGCGACTGTGCGAAGAGATGGACGACCATGCAGAGACGCAAGACGATCTTGAAAAAGAGATTCTAGGCGTCGTAACCGCAAAAATAAAAAGGGTGTAAAATAAAATCTTTCAACAAGGAGAAATAAAATGCCGTCAGCGCCTGGATACAAAAGAGATTACAAGCAGGAAAGAGCAACCCGCATCGCCAAAGAAGGCAACGAGCCTAACATCTTGCGCAAGCAAGCGCGCCGGGACATGGAGAAAAAAGGACTCGCAAAACCCTTTGACGGGAAGGACACTGATCATATCAAGCCGGTAAGCAAAGGTGGCAAGAACGGCGATGGAAACCTTCGCATGAAAGCCGCCTCTGACAACCGATCGTATGCACGCACACCAGCGGGAAAAATAAAATGACGAACGTAATCCAGCTACACAAAAAAGACGAAGGCCCCCATGCAACAGGTGAGGCGTTCTGCATGCACTGCAAATATGAGTGGGTAGCAACAGCACCTATAGGACTTTACGAACGCTTTGAGTGCCCTGCATGCACATCACACAAGGGGATGTTCAAGTATCAGTTTGCCCCGTCAGACGACGACGAACTGTACGAGTGCAACTGCGGAAATCAACTGTTCTACATCACGCCGGAAGGCCACCTCTGCGCGAACTGTGGGATCTATAACGAGGATTGAAAGGGTTGTATGAAAATATGTGGGTTCGATCTTGAGACACCTCAAGAAACGCCGGAATTCGGCCTTCAACCTTGGAGAGCCGCTACTGGAGAGGCGACAATAAAGACTGCCGCTGTATGGGTTAGCGATTCAGTGAGTGTAAAAGTAAAGATGCCGTCGAGAGAATGGTTCAAGAAGTTTCTTGAGAGCGCAGCCAAAAGCAACACGACTATCGCTACATGGAATGGGTTATTTGAAATGCAGTGGCTACACGCACTTGGCCTGACCAAAGAAATTAATGTGTGCACTTGGGTTGATGGCATGCTTCTCCTGAAGCGTCTCGACGGGTGGCGCAGCAAAGACTTGGACGTTAAGGCAAAAGGATATGGACTCAAAGGAGTTGTCGCAGAGAGGTGGCCTGAGCACGCAGACTACGGACTTGGTGATGATGTTGCAAAGGTGCCGCAGACAGATGAAGAGTGGACCAGGCTGCTTGACTACAACCTGCTGGACTCCAAGTTTACGTGCATCTTGGCAGGAGAGTACCTAGCTAGGCTGTCGCCATGGGAGAACAAGGCAGCGGCCATTGAAGTACTCGGCATGTCACCTATAGCGTTATCTGCGATAAACGGGATTACGATAAACAGTGACGCGCTTGATGTGCTCGCTGCTGACGTAAAAGTCAGGCGAGAAAAGTCGTCCGGTGAGCTAGGTGTTGACCCGACTGTACTGGCGTCACCAAAGAAGTTAGGCAAGCTGCTTTACGAAGATTGGGGACTTCCGATATCTAAGGTTACGCCAACAGGGGCACCCGCTACAGACAAGGAAGCACTCTTGTACTTGGCGCTTGAAAACCCAGGCGACCCGAGGTTTGATTCGTTGATCGCCATGCGAAAATGCAATACTCAGCAGGCTAAATTTGTTGATGCTGTTATTGCTTCGACGGTGTATCACGGCGCTAACATAACAAGGCCGTCACCATTTATTGCCGGAACATACACAGGTCGCATGACGTACTCGTCGAGCCAAGGTAAGGGAGTCAAGAAGATTCAGACAGGTATTGCACTACACCAGTGGGAGCGCGGTAAAATGTCCCGCAGTTTGTTGGAGGCACCGGAAGGGTTTCTACTTGCTGAGTTCGACGCGTCGGGTCAGGAGATGCGCTTGATGGCAGATGCGTCCGGTGATGAGACGATGTTGAAATTGTTCTCTGATGGCATTGACGGTCACGCATACATGGGTGCCGCAATCGAGGGGCTTGATTGGAAGTGGGTGCATGGAGAGCAAGACAATGATCCAAAAGCGAAGGCGGCACGAAACCTCGGAAAATTTGCAAACTTGTCCTTGCAATATCGTATCGGAGTAGATACGATACGTGTTCGAGCTTTGACGCAGTACGGACTGAATATCCAAAAGTCAAAGGCAGAGTCGATCAAGGCAACATACATGCGAACTTATGCAGGAGTACCCGCATACTGGAAATCCGCCGTAAGAAAAGCCTCGACGAATACTTACGCAGAGACCCGTGGAAACCGACGCATCGTGTTGAAGAACTTGAATGACTATGCGCAACAGCAAACCGCCATCAACTTCCCGATTCAAGGTACAGGCGGAGACATGAAAGAGCTTGCGATCGCTGTGCTGCGCGTTGAGTTTAACGAGGACGTGATGTACGCATGGGACTTACACGACGCGCTGTTCCTGTATGTGCGTGACGATGATAGAGCAGTTGAAACAGTGAAGCGAATACGTGAAAGGTTAAATACCCTTCCGTACCAAAAAGCATGGGGATGGACACCAGCAATACCCCTCCCGTGGGACGCCAAGTTAGGCAAGTCTTGGGGATTATTGAAGTCAGTAAATTAAAGGAGAATCAAAATGAAAAAAGTTAATGCGTTTAGACGCGACTATGTAAATCCGGTAATTCTTGAGACAGCTGCAGCCGTCAGAGCTGTAAATAAACATGATCCTGATCACACGTGGCGAGTTGGCGATACATGTTACTGGGTTCCGAGCGATACACCGAAACATTCTCCGGAAACAGCAAGCCAATTCTTGCGTAGTGCAGACGCCATACTCACCGAACGCGGTACGAACTACGACAACCCGCAGGGTGAGCGCAGCATGGGCAAGACAGTCGCGGTGTTCAACATCATTACCGGGCACAACATTACAGAAGCTGAAGGTTGGTTGTTTATGCAAGGCCTGAAGGACGTTCGCCAGTGGACAGCACCTACGTATCACCAGGACAGCGCGGAAGACAGTGTGGCTTATTCGGCGTTGAAGGCCGAGGCATTGGCAGAGGCGGTGTAATGGCTATCTCATGGAGTTTCACGAGTATCAACGACTTCATTAATTGTCCACGGGCGTATCAGCTGAAACGTGTAACCAAGGAACTGAAGACTGTCGAGACTGAGGCCATGCGGTTCGGGACGGCGCAGCATCTGCACTTGGAGAACAGGGTTAAGCGGAAGACTACGCTGCCGCAAGACTTGGCTTGGTTAGAGCCAATGATCGTCAAGTTTGAGACTATGCCGGATGGTGAGATCTTCGCGGAGGACGAGATAGCCCTGACAAAGGGACTCAAGTTCTGCGGGTGGTGGGACAAGACGGCGTGGGTGCGTGGCAAGCTGGACGTTGGGGTGAGGACATCGACAGATGCGATTGTTCTTGACTACAAAACCGGAAAGCGAAAGTTCGACACTGACCAGCTCATGTTGTTTGCAGCGCTTGAATTCACCAATCGACCTGACATGCAGAAAGTCAAGACCGGCTACGTGTGGCTGAAGGACAAAAAGCTGGACACGGAAACATATCACCGTGAAGAATTGCCAAAGTTGTGGGGTCACTTTATACCGACCGTTGAGAAGATCGAAAAGGCGATTCAGACGAATACGTTTCCATGTAAGCCTTCGGGTCTGTGCCCTTGGTGTTCTGCCACACTGGTTCACTGCAAGCACGCTAAAAACTAAGGGAGAAAAATAATGGATGAAGCTGATTCAGGGAATGCAACAGCAGAGATCTTTTTAAAAGACAGACTGTCAATGAGGAAACCAGAAGGGCCAACAGCAACAGGAGTGTGCCTGCACTGCGACGAACCAGTAGAAGATAACCGTAGATGGTGCAACACATCCTGTCGCGATGCTTGGTCAACACGAAACGAGAGGAAATGATATGACCCCTGAAGGAAAAATAAAAAAGCTCGTGAAAGACCTGCTCGACGAACACGGTGCAAAAGTATGGAGACACATGGCTGTGACGAATGGTATGGGTGCCCCGACGCTGGACTTTACGGGGAGCGCTTATGGGCTGTTCTTCGCAATCGAGACCAAAGCACCTGGAGCCAAGCCTACGGCGAGGCAGGAGTTAACGATCGAGGCTATGCAAGCTGCAAACGGAAGAGTGTTCGTCATCGACGGAGACCTGACCGAACTAAAAAACTGGTTGAACCTTGTCAGGTCAACGCGTAAAAAATTAGCGGAGAGTGTATGAAAAAGCTACGTGTCTTAATAGCATGCGAATATTCTGGTCGAGTGCGCAGAGCCTTTGCTGCGCTGGGGCATGATGTCATGTCGGCGGATTTTGAGCCGTCTGAGGACGACAGCCCGTACCACTATCAGGGCGATTGCTTTGACCTGATAAATGACCAGCATTTTGATTTAATGATCGCGCACCCACCATGTAAGTACTTGAGCGTTTCAGGGATGCACTGGACGACACGTGGTTTGCGCGACCCGAAGCTGACGGAGGATGCTTTGGATTTTGTACGAAAGTTAATGGACGCTCCAGTAGAACGCATCTGTATCGAGAATCCGGTCAGCGTGATTTCGAGCAGAGTCAGGAAGCCTGATCAGATTGTTCACCCTTACCAGTTTGGTGAGGACGCCAGCAAGAAAACCTGCCTTTGGTTAAAAGGGCTGCCGATATTACACCCTACAAAACTGATCGCTGCACGTGTCATTGACGGCAAAAAACGCTGGGCGAACCAGACCGACAGCGGGCAGAATAAGTTAGGTCCGAGTGACGATCGCTGGAAGGAACGCAGTCGCACGTATCAAGGAATCGCCGACGCGATGGCTGCGCAGTGGGGCAATATATGAAAGCTCTCGTCGTCGCCGACAAGCGTAAAGTCCTTGTGAAAGACGATCACCCTACACGGATAACGGCGATTATCCCCACGGCGAAGATCATCAATTACAAGGGAACGGACTTGGTTGTGGTGCCTCACGGCTTGGAAGAAACAAAGGTACTGCGTAACTTCGGGTTTGATATCCCGTCACCTATCGGGACGCAGTATCACTGGCCTATCAGAAAAGGCACTCCATTCGTAGTTCAGCGCGTATCCGCAGACATGTTGACACTTAACGACAGGATGTACGTTTTAAACCAGATAGGCACGGGGAAAACAAATAGCGTCTTGTGGGCCTACGACTATCTGCGCAGCATCGGGAAGACCAAGAAAGCCTTGGTGATCACACCGCTGTCCACAATGGAACGTGTGTGGTCTGATGAGGTGTACTCCAACATGCCGCACTTAGAAACATCGGTACTCTATGGCAGCCGGCAACGGAGGCTTGATCTGTTAGAAAACGATGCAGACATTTACATCGTGAATCATGACGGTGTGGAGATAATTGAGGCTGCCCTCAAGTTGAGGCCGGACATTGATACCATCATCATCGACGAACTGGCTGTGTTCCGTAATGCAGGGACTGACAGGTTCAAGGCCATGAAGCGCGTATGCGACTCACGCAAGCGAGTCTGGGGACTGACAGGAACACCGACCCCGAATGGTCCTACGGACGCATGGGCGCAGTGTCGTCTTATTAACCCGGGACGTGTACCCAAGTACTTCGGGGCGTTCAGGGATCTGGTCGAGCGTAAGGTAACTCAGTTCAAGTGGGTTCCGCGCGAGAACGCTCTCGATGTTGTTCGTGACGCCATGCAGCCAGCGGTGTTATTCCGACGAGACGAGTGTATTGACTTGCCGCCGACCATGTACGAACACCGGTACGTTGAGATGTCAGCCGAGCAGAAGAAGGCTTACAAGCAAATGATGTCAACGCTGGTTGCAGACGCGAAGGAAGGCCGGATCGTGGCAGTGAACGCGGCAGTGAAGGCGGCAAAATTAAGTCAGGTGGCTTGCGGCGTGGCCTACGACGAGCAGGGCCAGAACGTGTACTTCGATTGTGGAAACCGTATTAAGGAACTCCGCGAGATCATCGAGCAGTCAGCAGGAAAAGTAATCGTATTCGTACCGCTAACCGGCGGGCTTGAAATGATCGCCAAGGAGTTGAGCAAAACGTGGGAGTGCGCCGTCGTGTACGGTGATGTGGGTAAGTCTGAACGTGACGCAATCTTTGGTGCGTTCAAGCGTCCAGGAGGTCTGCATGTTCTGATTGCCCATCCCCGGTGCATGGCTCACGGATTAAGTCTTGTACTTGCGAACACGATAGTTTGGTTTATCCCGACGAACAGTAACGAGGAATACGAGCAGGCAAACGGCAGGATCACACGACCAGGGCAAACCAAGAGCACGTTCATAATTCATTTGGAGGGTTCAGAGGTAGAACGCAGGATGTACAAGCGGTTGAAAGATAAGGGAAGTATGCAGAGCCTGTTGCTCGATATGATAAAAGAAGGGGTTGAACAATGAAACGAATAAAAGCATATATTGCAAAAAAGAAACTCGAACTCGGCATAAAGTGGATAACAGCTACAGGCCTGACAGTATGTCGAATCATAGACCGCGCAGGCACTTCGTACATAGTTGGAAACGATGGGGTGTACCACAAGATCGGACGCGGCCAAAAATAGTTGTTGCAATAAATAATCAAATCTATATACTGTGTATATAGAAAAACAAGAAGATTTTTAACCCGAAGGAGATTCACATGACTACTGATGTAGAGCTGCCCCGCATTGACGATATCGCAGCAAAGTATATAAAACTGCGCGATTTCAAGGATCAAATCAACGCCGAGGCAAAAGAAAAAGTCGCAAAGATCAAAGACTTGATGGACGGCATGGAAGCACAAATCATGACGTTCCTCAACAAGACCGGACAGGATTCTGCAAAGACGCCTTCCGGCACCGTGTTCAAGAAAACAACGACCAAGGTATCGGTCGCTGACTGGGATGTGGTTTTGAAGTTCATGAAGGAAAACGACATGGACAACATGTATTACCGTAACGTAAGCAAGGAGGCAGTAGAGGCGTACATCGAAGAAGTCAACGAGGTTCCGCCTGGGTTGAACATCACCCGTGAAGTAAGTATCAGTGTCAACCGTCCGTCTAAACGATAATTTTTACCAACCAACAAGGAGAAAAAATGAGTGACCTCACATTTTCACAGGCACTAAACCACTTAAAAAATGGTATCAAAATGCAGCGCACTGGCTGGAACGGGAAAGGTATGTTTGTTTTTCTAGTGCCTGGTTCTACGTTTACTGTGAACCGACCCCCACTACTAGGTATATACCCGGAAGGTACAGTGGTCAATTATCTGTCCCACATTGATATGCGAACTGCTACAGGGGAAATCGTCCCATGGCTTGCATCACAGACTGACATTCTGGCCGAAGATTGGCAGACCGCAGTTCTTTAACTTAATTTTTACCAACCAACAAGGAGCAACACAATGTCAACACAAATCATTCCATTCAACGAAAACACCCTTCCAGCACACTTGGCCCAGTCGGGCGGGTCGTCGCTCAACGACATGGCTGCAGCATTCGCCAGCGTTGCGTTCCCTTCGATCTCTATCAAGGGCAAGGTGTTCCACATCAACCGCAATGACACAAAGACCCTGATCACCCGTCCGAAGGCCAACCCTAACGACCCTACCGAGCCAGCGTCGAACGTCGAAGTTGTGATCATGAACATTCAGCGTGCCAAGTCATACTACGAGGACAGCTACGTTGAGGGCACTGATGCCAAGCCAACCTGTTTCTCGAACGATGGCATCAAGCCTGACGCAAGCGTCGCTGACAAGCCCTGCGCCACCTGTGATATCTGCCCACACAACGCATGGGGTTCCGGCAGCAACGATAAGGGCGAAGCAACCAAGGGCAAGGCCTGTTCCGACGTTCAACGCATGGCTGTAGCCTCACCCGGAAATCTTGATGATGCGTTCCTTATGCGTGTTCCTCCTGCGTCTTTGAAGGGCCTTGCCGAAGTCGCCAAGCAGTTGTCCGGTCGTAACCTGCCGCTGAACGGTGTGGTAATGCGTATCAGTTTCGATACAGACGCAGCGTCACCTATGCTGGTGTTCAAGCCTGTTGGTTATCTGGATGCAGCGAGTTTCGCCAAGGCGCAAGCACTGCAGAACTCTGAACTGGTACTGGCCATCGTTGGCAAGAAGGGCGTGACAGCCCCGATTGTTCAGCCTGCGACACAAGCACGTGTCGAGACAACCGGCACTCTTGGTGCGCCCGCAGAAAAGGTTGCTGAACCTGCAGCCAAGAAGCCTGCCGCCAAGACCAAGAAGCAGCTCGCCCAAGAAGCCCTGGCCGCTGCCGAAGCAGAAGAAGGTGACGCACCCGTAGCGACAGCGTCCTTCGGAGCACCTGCAGCAGAAGCACCGGTACAGACCATGCAGACAACCTCGACACCAGTAGTATCATCGGGTGGGTTTGACGATGCGTTGAATGACTTGCTGAATAGCTAAAATATAACCGGGGCGAAAGCCCCTCAAGGAGAAAACAAATGATGAAAGGTATTCTATTCTTTATTGTTGTGTGGGTTGTGTGTGCCATATTGATTTATCTCGTAAAAAAGATAACCAAGAGTGAGGCGTGGTCACTGTTTAAGTGTTCTGTATTTGGTCTGTCAGCGGCTATATTGGCCGTTGGTTTTGTAAGCTGCAGTGTGTTTTTATTTTAAGGAGATTCACGATGAAAGAAATTATGATGGTATTTGCGGTGTTGATGGTGCTCAGCGGTTGTGAGCGGATTGAAACAGGTGAGGTAGGCTTGCGCGTTGGCTTTGATAAGCAAGTCAGCACAAACGAACTGCAGCCTGGATCGTTCAATCAGGTTTTTGTCGGAAGCGTGCTGACATTTCCGGTGAGAGATATTTCTCTGGCTCTGGACGATATGCACCCACAGACGGCAGACAATTCGACTCTATCTGATATGGACATCACCGTGATCTACAGCATTAACCCTGCTGCAGTGGGTGAGATATACACCACAAAGAGTCGCGCATTCCACGCGATTGATGATCAGCACGACATTATCCTGATGTATAACTACCTGACCACGATTGCCCGTAGTGCGGCATATAAGGCGGCGGCCAAGCACGACGCTCTAAAAACGATGTCGGCACGGTCTGAAATTGAGGCTGAAACAGCAAAGTACATTACAGATGCGCTTGTTGCCGAAAAACTGGACGCTTCGCTGACAATCACCAAGGTGCAACTGCGCAACATTCAGCCAGCACAGAGCATTATCGACAGCGCCAATGCGGTGATATCTGCACAGAATAACCTAAAGGCCAAGCAGGTAGAGGTTGATATTGCGCGCAAAGAGTCAGAGCGCCTTTCCATGTTGAGCAATAACAGCAAGAACGTTCAGTACATGAATGCCAAGGCGTTACAGGATATTGCCGAAGGCGTGCGTGACGGTAAGGTTAATACTGTTGTGATCCCTTATGACTTCAAAGGTCTTATAAACGTAGGCAAGTAATTTTATGGGGCGAAAGCCCCTTAAGGAGAAAACAAATGAGTGAAATGCCGAATGTTAAAAATGTACTCGATAGAACAGGGGTTCGTGCGACAGAGTTTGCCAAGATCATAGGTGTCACACCCGTAATGGTGTATCGCTGGATGGATGGTGCTGTCGCACACCAACTGCGAATCGACCGACTCAACAAACTGATCAAGCCTCTATTAGCACTGGCTGATGCACATGCACTCCCCCTCAGTGACAAGCTGCGAGGGAAGAAACGACTCGAAACAATTAAGTCTCTTATAGTCAAACAGTTGCAGAAGACCGTTTAAGGATTTGTTGCTTCGTTAATCGGAGCACGGTATATTCGCTGTTCGACATTGGGGGTACTTATGGATTTATCAGAATTTCTGGCGCTAATATGGCCAGCAGGAGACCATTTTTTTGTCACCTCACTAGAAAAAGCCCAAGCCATGCGTCACTATCATGTGACAACACCAGGTAAGGGCGCGAGCAAAATAAAAGAACTCGACAGGTCAGCTGATAACGTCTACTACGCAATGGCTTCCTTCAAGGAGCCGTTCGTTATGGACGGGGAAAAGAAACGCAAGCGCACCCAGACAAACGTGGCGAAGCTCAAGTGCTTGTGGATCGACCTTGATTGCAAGGGACGTGCCGGGGACTATGCCGACGCGCGCGCAGCGATGCTGGATATCAAGCGTTTCTGTGACGAGTCTGGTGTGCAGCTGCCGACGCTCACTGTTGCTTCAGGCTACGGGATGCACGCGTACTGGGTACTGGACCGTGAACTTGACGCTGATACATGGACACGCGTTGCGTTTCGCTGGAAGGCACTGCTTGACAAGCATGGCGTTAAACACGACGCCGCGTGCACGACTGACTGCGCCAGGGTGTTACGTCCGATCGAGACAAGAAACAAAAAGGACGGAAACGAGCCGATGCAGGTTCGCCTGGTTGGTGGAGTTCGGGAAATCACGAACGTTGAAACTCTGATCAAACTCACCCCGTCAGCCATGGCACCGAGTACGCTACCGTCAGCACCTGCCCACTTGAAGGCAGACACCAGTCTGAATGATATGGCTGTGTCAGTGATGGACTACCCGCCGGCCAGCATCCTTGAGATCGTCAAGTCATGTCAGCTTGTACGTCAGGTCGGGGCAGCACACGGTAACGTGCCGGAGCCACTGTGGTACGCGACACTTGGTGTCGTCAAACACACAACCGAGGCAGACAGGGCAGTACACATTTTCTCCAACGGCTATCCGGGTTATTCCGTAGACGCTACCGAGAACAAGGCGAGGCAGTGGGTGTACGGCCCAACGTCATGCGAGAAACTCGAGTCAGTAGCTGGTGAACTGTGTCACTTGTGCGCCGTGTGCCCGAGTAAGGGTACGATCAAGTCACCGATCCAGCTCGGGTCGTCACATGTAAAGGTTGTTGAAATAAATGAGTTGACTGGAGTCGAGGAGCGCATCGACGAACTGCCGGAGTCAATGAAGGGGTTTCGCTGGGATGGTACTAATCTGCAGCGTTCCGTGCGCGACAAGGACGCAAGTGAGAAGGCCGGTGCCGAAGTGTTCGTCTGGAAGACGTTCTGCGGGTTCTTCTTTTACCCGTTCTCGTATTACAGGGACGAGCTGGGGAAACTCAGCATGCTGTGGAAAGTTCGCGAGCGCGAAGGCGTATGGCGTGAGTTTGAATTAAGTGGCGCTGCCATGGGGACAGGCGGCATTGCACTGTTTAAGGAGTTGGGAACGATCGGTATTCTGTCGGCCCACAAGGGGAAAGAACACATGGAAGCCTACACAACAAAATGGTTTGACGAGATAAAGCGGAAGTCAGCTGGCTCCGAGACCTACACCCACTTCGGTTGGCATGGTAAAGAGTTCCTGCTGGGCGAAACCATGTATGCAGTCGATGGAAAACACCGCAAGGTACGGCTGGCCAACGGCGCTGCTGCGATCGGCAAACACTTCGTTCCGTCAGGCTCACTGGACAACTGGAAACACCTGATTAAAAAGGCATACAGCCACGCCAACCAAGAGCAGTACCAGTTCATCTTGGGCGTTGGCTTCGGCGCGCCATTGATGGAGTTTATGAACGTGGGTGGTGGACTTGTATTCTCTGCTGTCTCGTCGCACTCAGGCGAGGGCAAAACGTACTCCCAACAGCGTGCGCTGAGTATCTTCGGTGATCCATCTGAAGGCGCACTCATGCTGTCCAAGTCACAGGCCACGTACCACGCCACGTTTGCAATGGCGGGTATTCTTCACAACCTGCCGATTCTGACAGATGAGATGACCAACCAGAAGGCGGACTTGGCCTCGGACACGGTGTACACGTTCAGTCAAGGCTCTCCCCGTGTGGGCTTGCGACAGGATGGCATGCTGAACCAATCACGTCACAGCTGGAAGTCAGCCATGATGACCAACGGCAACAAGTCTCTGGGCGATATCATCACCAGTGCCAAGCCGGGGGCCGATGCCGAGATGGCTCGGATATTCGAGTTCAGTTTTAAACCAGTGTCGCCACTGTCCAAGGCTCAGGCCGATGATATTCTTGTGCCACTGTCGCGCGAGTGGGGTTATGCCGGCATGGAGTACATCAGCTATATCGTGCAGAACATGGACGAGGTTCACATGACACTGGCAGCAGTACAGAAGATGGTGGACGAGAAGGCTCTATTTGTGCGTCGTGACCGATTCTGGTCAGCAGGTCTTACCGTTGCCATAACAGGTCTGGTCATTGCCAAGAAGCTCGGGCTGATCGACTTCAGTATCCAGGGTATTCTCAATTGGGCTGTGCGTCAGGCGAACGAACTGCGTGGAAACCTCGCCGAAACACTGGCAACTCCGGAAGACATGTTCACCCGCATGCTGCACGAATTGTCACAGGGCATGATCATCACCGACAAGGAGGGCGACAAGCGGTCAAACGAAATTGCCATAACGCTGCAACAGCCCCGAACGGCGTTCACCGGGCGAGCGATTGTCAACAAGGGCGAGGGTTATCTGCTGGTGTCGAAGGTACGTGACTGGTGTGCCAAGCACCAAGTTGAGTACAGGTCAGCAATTGACGCGGCAGACAAACGCGGGTGGTTAATGAAGGAAAAAACCCTCCATTACACCATTGGCAAGGGAACCGAGTACATGACAGGCCCGGCGCGGTGTATCGCACTGGACTGGAATAAACTGGACTTGGACAGAGCAATCGAGCCGTCACTGGCGAAGGTCATTGCACTTGAGGTGAAGCGATAAAAGACCTATAATCCACCTGTTCCTGAATCCTTCGGGGCACAACTCCAGACCGCTACCCCAATGGCGGTCTTTTTTATTCCAGCCCCTCAACAAAGCGTCTGTTCTGCGCACCGTACTCAATTCCTCCGGCAGCTTTACGTTCACGCCGTTTCTGTTCCATTGGCGCTCTCAGCAGGACTGACATCGGTTGTCTTGAATACCCATTGGCTACGCGGGCAGCTTGGAGCTTCCTCCAGTTTTCTTTTACTTCAGCAATATCCTCGGCGTCCTTGTCTTTGAAGGCTGTCATGTAGTCACGCTTGAGATCTGCCGTGCGCGCCTTGTAGAACTTGTCCGTCTCGATGACAACACCTTGTTTACGCTGACGCTCAGACACCTTCATGGTAGGAAGACCGATACTCTGGGCCAACCCGTCGATAAGCGATACGTCTTCGGGTTTCAGAAGTTCGTCACCTGCGGTGCTTGTCACGCCTTCGGTAGCGATGCGGAATCCCTTCATGGCGTTCTTCAAGCCAACAGGCATGGCAGTCTCGACACCTTTCTGGTAGTCACCTCTGGACATCTTGGCCATGGCGTCGAACATCGTACCTCCGACACCTGCTGTCGCACCAAGCGAAGCGATCAACATTTTTTCATAGCTTGCCTTGTCCTTCGGCATGTCAGCAAACGGCAGGGCCGAGAACGCGTTACCCATGCCGACTTTGGTGGACATACTGAGTCCGAGTGCTGCCGGAAGTCCGCGAGTCACCAGGTCTGCCATACCTTCATTACCAAGCATATCGCGCAGCATCTGTTCCGGGTCTTTTTTCTCGTCGTCATCTGAGCCAAACGCAGCTGCAACAGCCCAAATGAGAGCTGGAATTGGAAGACCCATCGCACCAGTCATAAGACCATGCTGCCCGAGCATCCACAGGGCGGCCCTGCGAGCTACAGCGCGTTCTTCAGGGTCAGCGTTCTTGAACGAATCGTGCCATGTCTTTGCAATCAGCGTTAGCTGGATCAGCTGATATTTTCTGAACTGCGTGATCAGGCGCATCGCGCCGGACGACGTGAAGAACCTCGGCGCATTGAACGACGAGTAGTTACCATGGGTGCCGCTGATTATCTCCTTGGCATAGGTTGTCTTGGCCAGCTCGGTTCCGAAGTTCTTCGAGTCAGTACCTGCCAGTCGGTAGGCAGCCAGCGCCGAGGCAATCCGGTTAAGCAACTCCACATGCTGTGGGCCGGCCCAGATTTTACGCATCACCTTGCCGAACTTGCCTTTACTCAGAGCACCTTCACCCTCCACGAAACGACCCAGATCTTGGGTGATCGTCATATCCAGCAGTCCTTCAGCCTGGAGCGCCTTGAGCATTTCCTTTTCTTTTGGGTCAAGTTTCAGTTTCTCGATGTCCAACTGGTGCACCGGGGTATTCTTGATGTAGGCCGTCACATCCTTGTAGGCCTCAACACCAGCGTTGAATGACTGACTCACCCCGAACCGCCCTGACAATACTGGCAGCGTCAGCATGAATGGCTGCAGCGCGTTCTGAATATAGTACGCCGGACTGGTCAGCAACAGCCAGAAAGACGTGAACTTCATCGCAGCGTCAACCGCCTGGTTGTCCTTGTATTCCAGCGACTGTGCATATCTGGCAGTCAGTTCGTTGTACACAGCGGTCATGTCGCTGCGATCTTTACCCTTGGCGTCCTTGATGTCTTTCTGCATGGCCGCGACCGACTTGTTGATATCCGCGTTGTGCTGCAGTGCCGACAGATAGTGTGCCGTGGACCTTCCTTGAGACGCGAACGACCTGAACATATCGCCGGCCCCAGAAACGCGCTTGCGGCGAATGTCCGACTTGCGGGCAGAGGTCTCGTCCAGCATCTGTAAGTATAGGTTATTGATCAGGGACTGCATCTGCTGTTTGTTCTTTGTGTCCTCTGGCATCCCTTCGATCGTTGTTTTGATCTTCTCAATGCCAGCCCACGGCAGTTCCGTCACATGCTTATGGCTGTCTTCTTTAACCCAAGTCTCAGCATAGCCGCCCTTGAACTTGGCAGCCAATTCGTCTTTGCGCTGCTCTGCGTTCGCCCGGTACTCTTCGTGTTCCACGACGTAGTGCTCCGGATCCGTTTCAAGTTTGGCGAGCGCCTTGGTGTCATTGTTCTTCTCAGCCTCGATGTACTCCTTCGACTTCGCCACGATGACGTGGTTTCCGAAACGCTTCAGCGGAGCATACGGGCCGGAGAGGGCAGACACATATTTTCCTACGGCGGAGATCTTGTCACTACGCTGCTTCTCTACAGCAGCCTTGCCTTCAGGGGTAGTCTCCAGTTCAAGCAGTCGGTCGTACTCGTCATTGATGGCCTTGTTTACGTCGAGCTGCATCTGAACACGGGTGTCGTGACCGAACTTGAATATGGCTTCTACTACCTTCTGTGCCTCTGGAGACAGCTCGGAAAACCTTTTTGCCATCGCCGTGTCGACCTTGGCATCTTCTGCAGATAACCACTTTGGCTTATAGGCCCACTTCTGACTAAGCGTTGAGTCCTTGATAAACTGCTCGGCCTCCGTGCGGTCGCTGAGTTCAGACGCTTCAGACAGGATCTTGGCCACCTGTTGTTCATATTTGTTACGGGTCTGGGACTTCTCATTCATCATTCGACCGAAGTCCGCAGCAGTCTCTAACCCTCTGCGAACGGCGCGTTTCACCAGATCATCAGTGAACATCACCTTATCCAGAGCGGCGTTCAGCGCGAACTTTGCTTGGTCCTTCAGCATCTTGCTCATATCTTGGGAGTTACCCTTGATCACGTCTGCGACTGACTGCATGGCTCTACCTTCACCCGGCGGACCGTTTATTTCGGTATCCAGCTCCATCTGAGCTGCGCCATAGGCCAGGTTAATCACGTCAAATACTGTCAGGCTCGCTGGGTTGATACCTAATTTCTGAACAGCAGATTTGATAGACGCCCACAGGAGTCTGAACCAGTCTTGCAGCGCTTTTGGCTGCGATGAAATAGCTGTTGGGTCTATCCCGGCGTTGACAGCCTCTTCCACAAAGTAAGCCAATAACTCTTCGTCGGCTACTTCTTCGCTCATCTCACCAAAGTTTGTCTGCGCTACTTTCACACGGCGCTCGGCACGCTCGGCCAGAGTGTTCTCGATACTTCCTGATGATAGTGCCCATGTCTTTACCTGCCCGATGAGTTTCCCGTAATTCTTTTCTCCGAGTAGGTTCTTCATGCCCATGTGTACGCCGATCTCGTGAAGAACTACGGACAGCTCTACACCGGGGTCAATATTATTCGCGATCAGATGCACCTTCTTTGTCTTTGGGTCGTAGAACCCCTGAGTTTTTCCTCCGTCCGTAGACCGCATACTGGCAAACTGCTCTGGCAGTGCTGCGTCGTTCTCGTGGATTACCACTGTTCGGTTCATGAAGTGCGGCGAGGCAAACGCGTTACTGAGACGAGCCTTTAACTCCGCCGCTGTCTGCCCTTGGGTTGGTTCGGCAACAGACCGCATGGCCGGAGCCATTTCTTCTATTTTGTCGAGTTCTGCTGTAACGCGTCGCTTCCATTCCAAGTTGTCCTTGGCCGTACCTGATTTTGGCGGCGTCTTCAGCATCTTCACGATGCCGGCACCTGTCTTTTCTTCGGTGACACCCAGCTCAGTGGCTCTACCAGCCAACGCAGATTGTGTTTCCTGCACGAATCCAGGTTCACCAGCCTGTTTCAACTCGGCGGCGGAAACTTCTTCTGGTGACACTTCTGTGATTTCAGTTTCCAGCGCGGGGGCCTTGACTTTGCCGAACCTCGCTACTTTTTCGTATGGTGTCAGCACTTCCCGTTCAGGGGCAATTACCGGAACACCC